AATATGCGCCGCCGGACACCAAGGAGATTGTCGAGGACGACTTCGATGCGGAGGCTGAGGCGGAAAAAATACAGACCGCCATCACCAAGCGCGGCGACATCATCATGCTCGGACGCCACCGTCTCATGTGCGGCGACAGCACCAGCGCAACAGACATGGCCATGCTGATGGACGGCAAGGTGGCCGACTGCATCTGGACCGATCCGCCCTACGGCGTGGACTACACCGAGAAGAATAATTTCATACACAAGACCCGCGCCGGCATCGCACACCGGAAGATAGCCGGCGACGAACTCCGCAAGGAAGGTCTTGAAGACTTTCTTTCCCAGGCGTTCATGGTCACCTCAAACCACCTAAAGGCCGGCGGTTGCGTTTATATTGCACATGCCGATGTGATGAGTAGCGTGGAATTCCTCAAGTCAATACAGGGCGCCGGAATATACATCAGCCAGACCATCATCTGGGTAAAGAACAACGCCGTCCTCTCAAGGAAAGACTACAACTGGCGACACGAGCCCATTCTATACGGGTGGAAAGAGGGCGCCGGCCATTATTTCTGTATGGACTTCACCAATACCACCATCTACGACGACCAAACAGACCCGGCCAAAATGAGCAAAGAAGAACTACTCGCGGCATACCGGGAGCTACAAAACAGGATGGCGGAAAGCGTCGTCCGGGAAAACAGGCCAGAGGTCTCCCCTCTGCATCCCACAATGAAGCCGGTAAAGCTGGTGGCTAAGTTGATCCGGAACAGCACCAGGCCAGAGGCGAAAGAAATAGTGCTCGACCCATTCATGGGCAGCGGAACCACCCTGATCGCGTGTGAACAGACAGGCAGAGTCGCGTATGGAATGGAACTGGACCCAGTGTATGTGGATGTCCAAGTACTGAGATGGGAGCAGTTCACAGGCAAAAAGGCAATTAGGCCGTAAGGATGAGGCCGTATAGGTGAGAATATGCTGACCACCTGGAAAATAATAACCAAGTTCACCGGCTTCTCCCGAAACACCCTCAAAAAACTCGTCCGCGAAGAGGGCTTCCCGGTGGCAATTGTCGCCGGCCGCCCCACCACCACCAGAACACTCATCGAGGATTGGATAACGTCCAAGCTTTCCCAACAAAACAGACCACCAAGATACACAAAAAAATAACGTGTCAAGATACTATTTTTAACCACTGCCTGTCACCACCTGTCATAGCCAGCTCACCATAAAAAAGCCGTGTTATACTTCTGCCGAAATTTAACATTGTCCTGGAGCCGGTAAGGCGGAAGGACGGGAACAACTCCCGAGAACTATCAGGGAACGACGGAAGAAAAGATATGGCCAAGACATACAACAAGCCTGGACCCAAGCCAATTCAACTCGATCTCGACAAAATCGAGTCGCTGGCGGCGCAACAGCTATCACAACAGCAAATATGTGATTGCCTTGGGATTTCCATGGCAACGCTCCAGAGAAGGAAGTCCCAAACTGAGCAATTAGAGCAAGCAATAGCCCGCGGCAAGGCCAAAGGGCTCGCAATCATTACCAATAAGCACTTTGAGGCGGCCAAAGCAGGCAACGTGGACGCACAGAAACACATCCTCCGCTGCAAGGCGGGATGGACGGAAGTGCAGAAGATCCAGCATCAAGGCGACCCGGAACAACCACTCGTTATCGTTATCAAAGAGAAGGCGAAGTAATGGCAGAGGCCCAGAAAAGAATAGAACTGACCGTTCCTCAAGGCGAGATATTCATGCACCCGGCCCGATGGAAGTGCGTCATTGCCGGTCGCCGGTTCGGCAAGTCTTACCTCGCCAACACCTGGCTCCTCGACTCGGCCCTCACCTCCAAAGACCTGCTCTGCTATTATGTGGCGCCAACCTATCGCCAGGTAAAGGAAATCGCCTGGGTGATGCTCAAGCGCCTCCTGCCGTTAAGCCATGTCACCGCCGTCAACGAATCGGAACTCTCCGTAACCTTCACTAACGAATCACGAATCAAGCTCAAGGGAGCCGACAATTATAATTCGCTCCGAGGAGTCGGCATTGACCGGCTGGTCCTCGATGAGTTTGCCGACATCGCCGAGGAGGCCTGGAACGAAGTTTTAAGACCGGCCATGGCAGATAGGCAGGGGCATGGACTCTTTATCGGCACACCAAAGGGCTATAATTGGGTCAAGAGGCTCTACGATAAGGCCCAGAACGATCCAGATTGGGCAACGTGGCATTTTTCCAGCGAGGAGGGAGGGTGGATACCACCCAAGGAACTCGAGGCGATAAGGGCAGAAATCGGCGCCGTCATGTTCTCCCAGGAGCACATGGCTCAGTTTATGGACTTGGCCAGCAACATCTTCCGGCGCGACTGGTGGCAATACTACCGGGAGGAACCGGCAACCCACGGCTGCATCCAATCATGGGACACCGCCTTCAAGAAGGGCAGCGAGAACGATTACAGCGTCTGCACCACCTGGGGCCTCACCAAAAACGCCTATGTCCTTCTCGACATGTGGCGCGGCCAGGTGGAATTCCCGGAACTCAAGCGCCAGGTTCAGGCACTTTATGCCAAACACAAACCATATGCCGTCATCGTCGAGGACAAGGCCAGCGGCCAGAGCCTCATCCAGGAACTGCAGAAGGAAACCGTCATGCCGGTATTCCCGGTCAAGGTGGACTCGGACAAGATCACCCGCGCCAACGCCGCCACCCCCATCATCGAGGCCGGAAAGGTGATGCTGCCCAACGAGGCGCCATGGCTGTTCGATTTCATCGAGGAGATGACGGCATTCCCCGCGGGAGAGCACGACGATATCGTGGACAGCGTAGTCCACGGCCTCAACTATCTGCGGTGGTCGGCCATCGGAGCACCTGAGAAACGATACATCAAGCCTCTGGCCGACATCATGATCGACGCCATCGAGAAGGCGCCGGAACCGGCATATGCGGATTTGACATACCGGGACCAGATAGAGTCGGACAGATTCTGGGAAGGGGAAGAAAGGCAACGAGATGCAATCTTCGATATTCGGTGACCTCGCAATAGTTGTCGGCATCATCCTCGCCGCGGCGGCGCTTTTCATCGCCATGGTGGGATTTGGATTCTACCTGGGACGGAAGACCATCATTCCGTACGAGCGAAAAGCGGAGGTGTTCGACCCAGGCGAACCGGGACTGTTCGAGCACGATCCCTACGAGGTGGCCATGAGCGACCCGAGGGACCTAAAAGACCTCAAGTAGGCAACCAGGGAGGTGATGACGGTGGCCAAGAAAGGTGGATGCGGCAGTAAAGGGAAAGGTGGAAAAGGTAAGTGAGCAAAACGTTAAGCATTTATTGTGAGATATGCAGCGAGAAAATCGCAACGGCAGAGATATCCGCTCTTTCTCTTCCCCTCAAGGGTAGCCAGTTCCTCTCGCCAGATGCTTGGCATGGCTACCCTCCCCCCTTCCCGGCATCCGCCGGGTGGGAGGAGATGCGCTGTCCTTACTGTGGGTGGCGACCGTTCACGACAGAAACTGCCGTCTTGACGGCAAACGGCATGTACGAGGTGCCGCGGACGGTGGCCCCCGAGGAGGTGGCCCCCGAGGAGGTGGTAATTGAAGCTCAAAGCGGCCCGGAAAGCGGCCCGGAGAAAGGCGAAAAAAGAGGCGGAACGGCAGAGAAAGTATGCTGCCCCGAGTGCGGCAGGGAATTCCAGCACCGAATCGGACTCTCCTCGCACATGAAGAAGCACCGGCGGGACGGTAATGACTTGGGGAAAGCGGCGGCGGCCAAGATGAAGTGCCACATTGAAGCGCAACAGTAGGCAGGATAAAGAGACATGGCAGACAACGTCGTGACATTGGAAAAGGTGGCACAGGGGACAAAAGGACCGGAAGAGTTACTTCCGCCGGAAGGCAAGGGCGAAAAAGTCGCTATTCGCGTCTTTGAAATCTTAAAAGAGATCATCGACCACAAAGAAGCGCTCGGCCTGCCGAAAAGGTGGAACCGCAACTACGAACTAAAGCGCGGCAAGCATTGGAAAAATGCCTCCAGCACGGCGCTGCCGCTGGTTACGGCAAACCTGATCCACGTCAACCGTCTCCGCACCATCAACGTGTTGACAGACAATAGCCCCATTTTCAACGTGGCCCGCCTGGGAGACACGGAACAATACGACGAGGAGGCCTTCGACGACATCCAGAGATGCGCCGACCACTGGTGGAACGAGCAGGAACAGCAGGACGTATTTGAGAGCAGCGTCAACAACGGCGAGGACTACGGCATAGCAATCGAAAAGGTAGTATTTAACCCGGACTTAGAGGAGAGCGGCGAGGTGGACACTATAGTGGTGGATCCGTTCCACTTCGGATTCTACCCGGTGAGCCTCACTAACCCCCGCGACCTACAGAAGAGCGAGGCAGTTCTGCATTATTACCCACTCTCATTGCGGGAGGCAAAGCGCCGCTGGCCGAAGTATGCCGACCGCATCAAGGGCGACGACGACATCCTGAAGGAATTAAGCGACGAACGAACGGAGGTGGCCGCGGGCGGGCGGAAGACGGGCAGCACGCTCACCACCTTTGCCAGCACTGTTCAAAACCTCATCAACTTCAACATGGGGAAGGTGGACGAAAAGATCGACAAGCAGGTGCTGATCGTCGAGGCATGGGTCCACGACTACACAATGATTAAGCGCCGACGGATCGCCGGAGGCGGCGTGGTCGACCCACAGATCGAACTGGCAACCATCGAGGAAGTGGTAGTCGAGGAAATACAGCCGAAATACCCTGGGTTCATCCGATATGTCGTCTGCTGTAACGGCAAGCTCACCTTAGAGGACCGGCCCAACCCCAACATCAACCCCTCTCTGCCCGAGGAAGAGGCCCGGAAGACGTACCTGTGGGATAAATTTCCCTTTGCCGCGGCCAACAGCCATAAAGATACCGCCTCTGCCTGGGGCATGTCGGATGCCGAGCAGTTAGAGCGACTCAACACGGAGTTTGACAAGGCCATCTCGCAGTTCGTCTTGATGAAGGACCGGGCAGC